CAAAGGCGCCGTCCGTTACATCCTGCTCCGAGATCGGATCGTCAATGATGGCCAGGTCCGCACCACGACCTGCGAGGGCGCCGCCCACACCGGCTGCGTAGTACTGACCGCCGGCGGCTGTCTGCCACTTGCCGGACGACTTGGCGTCGGCTTTGAGCACGGTGTCCGGGAAAATTTCCTTGTACGTGTCCTCGTCGATCAGATCCCGGATCTTACGTCCGAAGTTGGCGGTGAGGTCCTGGGTGTGCGACGCGTGAAGGATCTTCATGTCCGGGCGATGTCCAAGCATCCAGGCCGGGAGCAGCCATGAGCTGAACTCGGACTTTGTATTCGCAGTCACCACCAGATCGTGCCCTACGATAAATAGCTCGTCCTGACGGTCGACTTTGATACACTGCGTATCCCTGTTTGTCGTCTGCTCTAATACCAACGGACGGCATTTTTCCGCGTGCTCCACCCCATTAATGACAACTGTCATCTCGGGGGATACCATCGGAGGCTTCCCTTCGACCTGCCTGTGCCACAAGTCCTCTGTCGTCATCATACGCCAATCGTTAGCATCCTCACTGGTAGCTACATACCAGCGGTGCTCGGCGTCCGCCACGATGTCCGTCACGCTGCTACGCTCACGCCCTTCGACTCTTACCCGCCAGCAAGGCTTATCTTCG